CGCGCGGAGAAAGGGGGCTGGCGCTACCGCTACGACCCGGACTTGGCGCGGCGGCCGGTGCGATTTTGCGAAGAGTTTCTCCGGCCGACGGCTGGCAACTACGACAAATTTAGGTTTATGCCGTGGCAAGAGTTTGTCGATTGTCAGGCTTTTGGCTGGATCGACGCAAAAAAGGACGCGCGGCGATACCGCGAGGTGTTGGAGATGGTCGGCCGCGGCAACGGAAAGACTGCGCGCATGTCGGGCAAGATGGGCTACATGTCCACCAAGGGCGGCGAAACGGGCGCGGAAAATTATTTTTGCGCCAACAACGGCAAACAGGCCAAGCGCGGGTACATGGATTTTTACGGCCAGATGCTGATGAGTCCCGTACTGCGTCGCCAGATCAAGCTGCGGCGCAGTGAAAGCATCTATGAGCCGGATTTTACACGCGTCACTTACCTGACCAACGACCCGGCGAGCCTTGACGGCCTGCGGCCCTATTTTGTGGTCAAGGATGAGATGGAGGCGGAGGTCAGCTTTGACCAAATCAACCAAATCCTGCGCCCCATGAAAAAGCGCCGCCAGCCGCTGCTGTGGTACACGATGACCGCGGGCACGGTACTCGACGGCCCGGCCATGTACCATTATTTGTACGCTAAAAAGGTGCTCGATCGCGATCCGGAGCTGGATGAAAGAGCCATCGACAGCTATCTGCCGATCATCTACGAGATCGACGCTGGGCTTGACTACAACGATCCAGAGACGTGGATCATGGCCAACCCGGCGATGGGCGTGCTGCTCGATCTGGAGGACATGGTGCTCGACTATGAGCGCGCGAAACGCTCTCCGACCGAGCTGGCCGACTTTATCACCAAGCAGCTCAACGTCTTTACCCAGCCGCCTGAATCCGTCTTTGTCTCGCTGGACACGATCCGGCGCAACGACATCGGCGAGGCGGATGTGCCGATGGCATGCCCGGCGTGGGCGGGGTTTGACCTCTCCAAGAGCGAGGACATCACCAGCGCGGCCATCGTGCTCGACCTGCCGGATCACCGCACGGGCGTCAAACAGCACAGCTGGATGCCGGAGGATAAGATCAAGCGTGGCAACGGACGCGAGACGAAGGACTGGCAGCATTTTGTGGATCGCGGCTGGCTGACCATCGTGCCCGGCCACTATGTCAAGTATGAGGCAATGCGCGACTGGCTCAAAGAGCAGCGGGCGCTTTATGATCTCCGCGCCGTCGGCTATGACCCATATAACGCCCCGGAGTTGGTCAAAGCGCTGACGGCAGACGGCTTTATCTGCCGCGAGGTGCGTCAGGGGCCGTTGACGTTCAACGCCCCCATGAAGGCATACAAAGAGGAGCTGCTGGATGGAAATGTCTACTGGTGGCACGATGAGATGTACGCCTGGTTCCTTCGCAATGTCCGCCTAAAGGCGGATTTTTTTGCGCAGGAAAAAGAAAACTGGTACCCGACCAAGCGCGCGGGCGCGCATCAAAACGCGCAGAAAAAAATCGACGGCTTTATGGCGGGGATGAACGCCTACATCCTGCGGATGGAGGATAGAATCATCCCCGGCGACAGCTATCGAGACAGCCGACCGATCATTTTTGACCTATAAGGGGGGAGCTTATGGCAGGAGATCAACGCCGCAACATGCTGCGGCATACGGTGCGCATTTTGCGGCGCATCGGCCCCAACGATGGCGGCTATGACCCGGATTTGTACCGGGAGGTCGTTGTCACAAGCGCCTGCGTGCGCGATGAGAGCGACAAAGAGTTTGACACCGCCGAGGCGGCAGGCGTGCTGCACACCAAGACGTTTACCATGCGGGCACGCGAACTTTTGGAGGACGATGTTATTGTGTGGCATGGCGGCGAGTATGAGATACGCAACCGCGACGCTGTCTACAATGACGGCCGCTGGATCAAGGCGCGCGCGTCCCTGGCGGAGAGCAAGCACACGGTGGTGATTTGATGGCCAAGATCGTGGTGGACGGCCTGAACGGCCTGACGATCCAGGAGCTTAAAAACGACGCGACGCTTGAGGGACGCATCCGCAAGGTCATCGAGATGGCTGCGGAGGTGACAGCCGAAAGCGTTAAAAATGAGGGCGCAAAAAAATTTAAGGGCAAAAAGCCCGGCGTGCCGCTTGAAGACATGGTCAAACCCGGCCCGACGCTCTTTACAGGCGACGCGGCGATGATCGAGGTCTGGCCTCAGGGCACATATACCGGCACGCGCGGCAAGCCGCGGCGCGCTGAAACCGTCGGCTTTGTCCTTGAATATGGCCGCACGGATATGGCCGCGCGGCGATGGTTTAAGGCAGGCACGCGCAAAGCGACAAAAAAAGTCAACTCCATCATCATGGAGCTGCAAGGAGGGATGGCATGACCCCGGAAGAGTGCATCGGCCGCGCGCTGAAAGGCGTCGGCGTGCCGTATGGACACTGGCCCTATACGGCCAAACTGGATGGCGTGGCAATCGGATATCGGCCGCGCGCAGATGATTTTGGACAGAGCGCCGGAAACCGGCCTATGCGTGTTCGCGTCACCTATGATCTTGTCGTGATCCGCACGCGCGACGCGCTGGCGGAGGCGGAAAAGGCGCGTTTTGCGCTCTATAATGTGTTGCGCAAGGCAGGCTGGACGCTCGACGCGCTCGGCCCTGAAACCTATGTGGCCGAGCAGAAGCGACACTACTGGCCGCTGTCTGCTACACGCGGGTTTGGCCTGGATGCGGACGGCCAGCCTTATGACCTGATGGCAAAGGAGGACGACAAAGGATGAGCAAGACGACACGCGCGCCCGCAAAGCGGGCGCGTGCGCAGGGCAAAAGGGCACGGGACGCGCCGCGCGACGGCGCGCGCCTGCTGTGGCCGCAGGCTTATTCGCGTGCGCAGATGGAGATGGCGACCAGCGACGTCATCACGGGCGCGATCAACCGCATCAGCAAGGCTTTTGCGCTGATGCCCATCGTGCTGATGCACGGCTGGGAGCGCGTGACGGACGACCCGCGGGCGCAGTTGGTCGGCGTGCGCGCCAACGCGCGCCAAAGCGCCTACGCCTTTAAGTTGGCCATGGAGATCGGCCGCAACACGCTGGGCCGCGCTTACGCGGTCAAGCGGTATGACGAGTCTTTTCGGCTCGCGGCGATTGAGCCGGTGGATGCGTCGCGCGTGACGCCGCTGATCGACGATGTGACCCGCGAAGTCTGGTATGCAATCCAACGGGACGACGGCGAGGTTGAGTATCTACCTCGCTTTTTTGTTATGCCGCTATTATTTTCCAGCACGGACGGCATCACAAGCGTCAATCCGGTCGCGCTGCTGCGCGGATCGATCCGATATAACGAGGAGGTCAAGGCATTTAGCCTCGAAAACCTCAAAAGCATCAATAAGGCCATCGTCCTGGAGTACCCCACGACGCTGGCCGGTGAGCGTCGGCAGAAGAGCGTGGAGGAGACCCTCGCCCTGTACAAGCAGAGCGGCGGAAAGGTTTTGGCGCTGGAGTCCGGCGTGAAGCTCTCCAATGTCACCACGTCGCCCTTTGACGCGGGGACAAAGACGGTCGATCAGATCACGAGGTCGCGCGTGGCGATGGTCTACGGTATGCCCGCAGCGCTGCTGGGCGACAGCGGCGCGCAAAGCAAAGCCACCGCCGAGGAACAAAACCTTGAGTTTTTGACGACGACGATGCTGCCGCGCGTCGAAGAATGGAAGCAGGAGCTTGATTGGTGGCTGCTGACTCCGCAGGAGCGCGCGGACGGCTGGCATTTTGCCGTCGAGGTGGACGCATACCTCAAGGCCAACGCGCAGGCGCGCGCCAATCTGGTGCAGACGCGCATCCGCAACGGCCAGCTCACGCCCAACGAGGCACGGGCGGATTTGGGGCTTGCGCCCAAGGATGGCGGCGACACGCTGCTGGTCAGCAAAGACCTCGCGCCGGTCGATCTGGTCGCCAAGGGTGCGACGATTGACCTCAATACCATTAACGGCGAGCACAACAGCGCCGCCGGAAAGGATTAAAAATGCCGAAAAATCAACCCTTTTACGCCTGGATCGACGATGGCGACACGCCGACGTTGGCCATCGACGGCGTGATTGACACCGGGTCAGACTGGTACAGCGACTCGGTCACACCCAAGGCTTTCCGCGCGGCGCTCGATGCGCACGATGGACAGGACATCATTGTCTCGATCAACAGCCCCGGCGGCGACGTCTTTGCCGGCTTTGAGATTTACAACATGCTGGCCAGCCGAAAGGGCGGAACAACGGTGCGCGTGATGGGCCTTGCGGCCAGCGCGGCAAGCTATATCGCGATGGCCGCCGATCCCGGCAAGCTCCAGATGTGCCGCGCCAGCATGATGATGATCCATAACCCATGGAGCTGGGCCTACGGCAACGCCGAGGAGATGCGCAAGCAGGCCGAGGTGCTCGACGCGATTGGGAGCGTCATGGTGGATATCTACATGCAGCGCGCGACGTGTGCCGAAGAAGAGCTGCGCGCCATGCTGGACGCCGAGCGCTATCTGTCCCCGACCGAGGCAATGGCCGCCGGTCTGTGCGATGAGGTCATCGACCCGGTGGAGGAGGACGGCGATGAGGAGGCGCAGGCGATGGCCGCGCTGCGCGATCGCTACGTCGCCATGTCCGTCGAGGATGTGCGCCGCGTGCGCTCGGCGCTGCATATCTCGCCGCGAAAAGCGGCGGCGAAGTCTCACGAGCCGACTCCGGCGGCCAATGAGGATAAAAACGACTATCTGGCGATGGCCGACGCGCTGATCGCCGACATGTGAGGAGGACGAAAAAAATGAAAAAGATGAACGCGCGTATGCGCTATCTGGCAAAGCAGACGACTGCCCGCGTATGGGCTAAGGTGGACGTCAACGCTCTTTTGATGCAGGCGCAGACGCTGGCGGGCGAAATCAAGACGCTGCGCGGCCAGCTGGCCGACAAGGTCGGCGCGGACGGCGCGAAAGCCGAGGACGGCAAGACAATCTATAACCAGATCGCCGAGAAAAAGGCGCTCTACGATCAGACGATGGAGGCCGCGCAGACTGAGATGCAGGCACAGGCCGGCCGCGTGGCAGCCGGATTTAACCGCAAGCTGGAGAGCGTCGCGCAGCATAACGCCGAGGCGCTTGGCGGCCTGTATCGCGCACTGATTACCGGCGCGGCTATCCCGCAGGAGACGATCAACGCCCTGAGCCTGCCGACGGTGACGACCGGCGGCGCTGTCGGAAATGGCGGCTATCTGCTGCCGAAAAACGTCAGCGACCAGATCATCCGCGATATCGTCGATGATGACAGCATCCTCGCGGAGATCACCACGACCAGCATCACTGGGCTGGAGATGCCCAAGGTGGCGACGACCGACGTGGACGGCGACGACGTGGCCGACGGTACGGATGCGCCGGATGCAACCCTGACCGCTAGCATGCTGACCTTTGGCCGCCTGCCGTATGCCAAGGCCGTGACCGTGCCCAACAGCCTCCTGACGGACACCAACACCGCCATTGAGAGCTACATCAACACCCGCCACGCCGAGATGATGCGCGCCCGCCTGTGCAAGCGCATTTTTGCCAAGAGCGCGACCGGCAACTATACCCATATGAGCGTCTACGACAGCAGCGTCGGCGTGAAGACCACGACCAGCAAGACCGACCTGCTGGACGGCATTATGACGGCGCTCTCCGAGCTGCCGACCCGCCCGCAGGGTGTCTACAAGGTCGCGCTCAAGATGAGCGACTGGATGGGCATGATTAAGACGCTGGCCAACGGCGCGGTGGCACTCTTCAGCGACCCCACGCGCCAGATTATTGGTTTCACACCGGTCATCAGCAGCTATGTGGATAAGCCGATTGTCGGCAACCTCAAGACGATCCATCTCAACTATGACAGCCCGATTGCCTACGAGACGGAGCGTCACGCCAAGGCGCGCACGACCGACTTTGTGCTGTCCACCTACTACGACATCCAGATCGAGCAGCCGGAGCTGCTGCGCATCGTGGACGTGCAGGCGGCCTGACAGGGGAGGCGTGAGGCATGGACGCGCGGACGCTGATTGACACCTATCTGGGCGGTCAGGAGCGCGTGCGCCGCTATCTGCGCGGCGTGGAAGAGGGGAGCGAGCTTGACCAGGAGGCCATGGACAACATGGAGGCGGCCGTGGAGAGCTTGCGCGCCGCTGGCGTTTACGACGTGATGGCGGACTGCGCGCCCAAGCTTTACGCCGCGGCGGCGCTGCTTTTTTGCCGCCAGCTGACCGACGCGGAGGACAGCGCGCAGGAGGCCATCTACGCCCAGCATGTGCGGCTGGTGCTCCAGCTGCGCTACGACCCGCGAAACGTAAAGGAGGACGAAAATTAAATGGCAGAACCTACTTTTAACGCCGATCTGACCGCATTGCAGGCGCTCGGCCTGTATACCGGCGTGTCGGACGCATACATCGCGCTGATGACGAGCGAGGGCACCAGCACGACCCCGCCGACATATGACACGCCCTTTTTGGCTTGCGAGAACACGGAGGTTGGCCTGACGCCGACCTACGCCGAAGGGAAACTGGCTGCCAGCAACCGGATGATCCGCAAGCGCAAAATGCTGACCGGCATGACCACCAAGATCAGCTATCCGCGGATGGTCGCCGAGAAGCGCGCGGCAATCCTCGGCCACGTGATGAGCAAGGGCGTTGAGATTTTGGGCGACAAGGCGCAGCCCAAGTGTGCGGTTGGCGTGTGCGAAACGCGCGACGACGGCACGATGGTCATGCGCTGGATTTTGCAGGGCGAATTTTCCGAGGGCGAGGTGACGGCCACGACCGAAGAGGACGACACCATTAGCTACACGATCCCGACGCTGGAGCATGCGGGCGTGCGCATCGCGTATCGCATGAGCATCGGCAACGGCGCGTTTATGCGGCCGGTCGAGGTCATCTGCGACACGGCGCTGGAAGCCAACAAAACCAAGACGCCGGAGACGTTTTTTGCGACGGTGCCGGATTTGGCCACCCTCTCGGAGGGTCTGGCGACGATCTAACCCTTTCAAGCGGCAAGGCGAGGCTTTGCCGCTTGATTTTATACGCAGTCGCGGGGGCATGACCCCGCAGGCGGACAGGAGGATATATATGCAGGCAATGGATATCGACGCGCCGGTCATCACGGCGGAGTTGGGCGGCAAGGCTTACGAGATGCGCTTTGACAACGAGCAGATCAGGCGGACGGAAATGATCTACGCGGCAGCGACGGGCGTGCGGATGGGCTATCTGGGTATTCTCACGCAAGCCCATCAAAAGATCTTCGGCGCGCTCTGCGCGCTCTGCTGGGGCGCAATCGCGTCGGCGGAAATCCGCAATCATGTGCCCGGACGACAGCGGACGACCTTTGCGGATTTTGACGCGCGTGTGACCTATCGCGAGCTGATCGAGCAGGCCGATGATATTGTCAGCGCGGCGATGGTTGCGCTGGAAGCGGGCAAAGGCGGGCAGGGAAAAAACGCATGACGCCGTCGGATAATCTGCCGTGGGGACGCATGATGCGCGCCGCGCTGGACGCGGGCGTGAGCGTCTCCGATTTTTGGCGATTGTCTCCGGCGGCTGTGCTGAGGTTGACACGCAGGCAAACGGGCAACAGCGCGCCTAAGCGGATAGGCGGCCTTGCGGATTGTCCCTGACGGAGGTGAAAGACAATGAGCGACACGACGATCCGCACTAAGATCGTCATCGAGGGCGAGAAACAATATAAGGCGGCGATGGCGGACATCAACCGCCAGCTCAAGGAGACCAAGTCGGCGCTTTCCGCCGCCGCGGCGGAATACGCCAACGCGGATAACGCGACGCGCACAACCGCGCAGCAGACGGAGGCGCTTAACCAGAGCCTTGACCAGCAGCGTCAGCGTCTCGCCCTGATGGAGGAGCAGCTGGGCAAGGTGGAGGACGCCTACGGCAAAAACAGCAAGCAGGCCATCGAGTTGCGCACGAAGATCAACAACGCGCGCACGGAGATGGCCAAGACAGAGACGCAGATGCGCGGCTTTACGGACGGCCTGGACGCGATCACAGACGCATCCGGCCAGACCGGCGAAGGGCTTGACGGCGCGGCAAAAAGCCTTGAAAGCATCGGAGACAGCGCGCAGCAGGCGCAGGGCGACGTGCAGGATTTGGCGGCCAGCATCGGCGATGTGGTCGGGCAAAAACTGATTGAGTTTGAGGTCAGCAAAAAAGCGCTCGAAGGACTTTCTGAGGGCATTAAGTGGGCAATCGGCGAGGCCATACAGGGCGAGCAGGAGGACGCGCAGGCGCTTGCGCTGGCAGGCAACCCGGAAATCGCCGAGCGGCGCAGGAAGATCAAGGATGAAGTGGACCGCAGATGGTCCGGACAGCGCAGCGGAGACCAGACGGTCAGCGACGTGGCCGCGGTCGATACGGCGCTGGGAAACGCCGGTATCACGGACGACGAGTACATCACCCGCATCACCAACGAGGTCATCACACTCGACCAGGTCTTTGGGCAGAGCACGCAAGACACGATCAACCGCGCGACGAGCATGGTCAACACCTACGGCATCTCGTGGGATCACGCGCTGGATCTGATGACCAAGGGCATGCAGGATTTTTCCGACGGCGGCGCGCAGATGCTCAACGCCTACGAGGATTACAGCCAGGTCTATCAGCAGCTTGGATATGACGCGGATAACATGTACAGCGCGCTCAAGAGCGCGAGCAACGACCAGAGCCTCGGCAAAGACAGCAACCTCAACAAGGGCGTGGAAAATTTTGTTAAAACGCTGGAGAGCGGGAGCAAAGAGAGTAAGACCGCGCTGAAGGAGCTGAAGCTTGAGTCTGATGACATCCCCGCCAAGATGAGAGCGGGCGGCGACGCTGCGGCCGAAGCCGTCCAGCGCGTGCTGACCGGCCTGAAAGACATTAAAGACGAGGCCAAACGCGACGATCTGGGCAAGACGCTTTTTGGCGATAAAATCTGGACGGAGACCAACGGGCAGATTATCGATACCATCCTTGCGGGCTATCAAAAGGTCGGCGATGTGGCAGGCGCGACCGAAGACGCAATGATCGCCAAGACTGATACGATAAAAGACGCATGGAGCGGGACGGTAGAGCGCATCTCACAAGAGGCCAGCGAGGCAACCGCGCCTGTGCTAGAGGCAGGCAAAGACGTTTTGCAGACGCTTAACCAAAATATCGACGAGACTGGCGGCGTCATAAGCGGACTGGGGAAAACGGTAACGGATGCAGTCGATGAGGCGGCAACCGGCGCGGCGCAGCGGTTTGACGAGGGGCAAAAAGCTTACCTTGCGATGGCCGAGCAGGCCGAGCAGGCAAAAACGACGACCAAGGCGAGCGTGGAGGAACTAACCGCACAAAGAGCGGAACTCGAAAAGCAGCTTGACGATATCAACACGCAGATCATGGAGTCCGACATGGCCGGAGATTTCGCGAAATCTGCGGAGCTGATGAGTAAGCACGACGAGATCATCGCACAGATCGGCGAGCTGGCCACGCAGATGGCCGACGCGGCCGCCGACGCGGGGCAATCAGCGGCCGACGCACTTGCTGAGAAAGATACCGACATGCAGACCGCCGCTGAAAATCTATCGCAGGCCGGCGTGGATGCCGTCACGGGCGCGGAGCCGGACATGCAGAGCGCGGGCGAAGGGCTTGGCACGGCGGCGGTTGACGGCACGGGTAAAGGCTTGGAGGGATTGCCTCAGGCAGGCAACGACAGCGTAGACGGCCTGATCGACACGATCAACGCCCGCGAAAGCGACGCTTATAACGCAGGCAAACGCATCGGCGGAGCTTTCCGGCGCGGCTATACGACGACGATGCAAATACACAGCCCAAGCCGAGTGATGGCCGAGGCTGGCGAATACACGGTAGAGGGGTTGCTGGACGCCTTTGACGAGGCGGATGATCGCGTCGCGCGGGCGGGAAGCGCGCTGGCGGAAGCTTTCAGCAGCGGCTATAACGCGCAGAGGGCGGCCTATTCGCCCGCAGGAGACGCGCAAGGCGGCGGTATGGGAATTTCTGCTAATGATATCGCCGAGGCCGTCAGAGGGGCGCTGAACGGCATGGGATTGTACTTTGACGGACAGCGCACCGGGCGCGTCGTCGCCGAGGGCGTGAGCCAACAGATCGCCAACAGATCGTCTGCGACCGTCAGCGGCCAAAGCGCAAGCCGAAAGGGGTGGTAAGGTGTACGACGATTTTACTTTTGCCGGGAAAAACTGCCGAGATTTTGGGGCGCACGCCTTTTTTGGAGAAACGACGACCATCGGCACGACGATCAGCCGCAACCTGTACGATCTGCCCGGCGGCATCGAGGCGGAGATCGGCGAGGCAAGCTACAAAAGCGTGACGCGCAAGGTGACGCTGACGCCGATGGACGGACGCGAGGCGGACGAAACTTTTTGCCGCCGGATTGTCGGCTGGCTGTGCGCACAGCGCGGCAGGATGATCCTTGATCGAGACCCGGAGGTTTACCGCATTTGCAGCTTTGACAAAGCCGCAGAACTGGATGGGAAGAGCTGGCCGGACGGCTGCATCCAACTGACCGCAACCTTGCAGGGGCTTGCCTTTGCGACGCACGCGCAAACGGCATCGGCCACGACCAGCGGCGGGAAAGCGACCCTCCGCGCGGGCTTTGACACGGACGTCGCCGCGCCGCTGCGCCTGGACATCAAGGTCACAAGCGGCACGGTGACGGCGGCCACCATCGTAGTCGGGGGTAAATCGCTGGCGCTGTCCGGTCTCGGCGCTGCGTCGGGGCAGACGATCCTCTACGAGGCGGGAGACGCGCGGGCAGATTTGCCGCCGATTTTGAGTGTAGACGGCGTGCAGCGCTTTGGCACGGTCAAAGCCTGGAAGCGGCTGAAGGTGACGCGCGGGCAAAGCATCGGCGTGATGCTGACCGGCGGCGAAGCTGTCGTGACGGCTTATCTGCGCGGGAGGTGGATTGCGTGATCGAGCTGATGGAGAGCGACGGCATGACGCTCAAAACGCCAATCGATACGGCGATCCGCTGCGGCTACAAGCAGACCCTTAACGAGCTGAACACGGCGACGCTGGAGCTGGCCGCGGGCGATCCGGTCACGGAGTTGATCGACGTGCCGACGAGCTGGGTGCGGTTGACGGATGGGGAGGACTACGTTGGGCTTTATCGCGTCAAGTCGGCGGTCCACGCCGAGCAAGAGAGCGGAGCGACCGTGACCTACGAGCTGGAGAGCGCGGAGTGCACGCTGCTGGACGACATGCTGATCGGTCATCACGAGCTGGGCGGGACGGAGCTTGACACGCGCTGGGTGCTCAACTACATCCTCGCGCGCCAATCGACGGCGCGCTGGGAACTGGGCGCGTGCGATTTTGCCGACCAATACCAGTACAATTTTGAGGACGTGACGCTGCTTGAGTCCATTATGTCGCTGGGCGAGGTGCTCGTGGACGAGTATGCATTTGTCTTTGATGCAAGCGCAAAGCCTTGGACGATCCGGCTGCAAAAGCTCGGTCAGGAGGCGAAGCGGGTGCTGGTCTACGGGCGCAACGTTACTGCTATTCGGCGCACAATCAACGGGCGGATCGTCACGCGGCTGGTCGGTCGGGGCTACGGCGAGGGAGACAATCAACTGACGGTTGCCTCTATCAACGGCGGCAAGGACTACATCGACGCGGACGCGGAGACGATGGCGCGCTACGGCGTGCGCGTCGGGCTGCATGCCGATCTCCGGCAGACCGATCCGGCGACGCTGCTGGCGCGGATGCGCGCCATTTTGGAGAGCGGGAAGCGGCCGCAGGTCTCCTACGAGGCGACATGCGCTGATCTGCACGCGCTGACCAGAGAGGACTGGGACAACGCCCAGGTTGGCGACCGTGTGCTGGTCCTCGACGAGGCACTCGGCGAGACAGTCAAAACGCGCGTGACCAGCCGCGAAAAGACCGATATTGAGGGCGACCCCGGCAGCGTCAAGCTGACGCTGGACAGCAGCGTGCGCGACACCGCCGAAGAGCTTAACGAGATACTGGACAAGATCGGCGTACAGGAGCTGTACAGCCAGGGCGCGACCAATCTGTACAGTATGCAGATATCGGACAGCTGCGACGCAGATCACCCGCTGGAGATGTCTTTTTACGTGCCCGGCAATGTCCTAAGGATCAACCGCTGCCTGCTCAAATGGCAGATCGAGGCATATCGCAGTTATGCCAAACTGGCCGCGTCCGGCGGCGGCGGCACGCGTACGAGCGCGGAGGGCGGAGGTGGCACGGTGACGATACCTGCGCAGACGATCTCCATTGGCGTTAAATACTCCAGCGGTCCGATGGACGCCGCTGATGGCAGCGCAGTATCGCTGACCGGCGGCCCGAAGGACTACCTCGGCGGGATCAAAACGGCGACGGATGGGGCCGGAAACCACAGCCATAATTTTGCGCATGTCCATGCGATCGAGTCGCACAGCCATAGTTTTACCGGCACGTCAAAGACTTACTCTATCGCGCACAATCACAGCCTGTCTGCCGGGGCGGGAGCGACTGGCGGCATCTCCTCAGGCAATAAGTCCATACAGGTTACGCCGGAGGGCGAAGTCGGCGAAAGCGGCACGCTTTGGACGACGGGCGCATATGATGCGCAGGGCGGGAGCGGACAGTCTGCCACGGGAGAAAACGGCAGACACAGCCACGATTTTGCCCACGTGCATGACATTCCGCATGCGCACGACATCCAGCATGAGCACGTGATCCCATCGATGTGGTTTGACCTAGAGCCGCACAGGCATAGCGTCAAGATACCAGAGCACACGCACGACATCGAGTACGGCATCTATACAGGATCGCGCGCAAGCGCGGTGACGATCAAAGTGGATGGGAACGCGATCCCCGATGCGGACATCGGAGACGGAAAAGAGATTGATATCGCCAAGTACATGTCTGCCAACGCGGATGGGAAAGTTACACGCGGGACATGGCACAAGGTATCTTTTGTGCCGGATAAGCTGACGCGCATCACGGCCAATCTGTTTTTTCAGGTCTTCATCCAGTCCCGCGGCGCGGGCGATTATTGACAGGAGGCATGCGTTAGGTGGATGGATTTACCCAATATCAAAAGGTTGATCTGGATAAAAACAATCTGATATTGATCAGAGACCAGCCGATCATCAAAGGCGACACAAATGCGTTAAAGTGGATTGTTACCGTCACAAAAGGCGGAAAGGTCGTCGATCTGACCGGCGCAACCGCAACGCTGTATTGCGCGCGAGCAAAATCAAACGACGATGAGGGCGGAACGACGTGGAGCAAAGCGACCGTGGCATCGGGCGGTATGATTACCGCCATTTTGCCGAAGGATGCTGCAAATATACCCGGCGCAGTAGGCTGCGCGCTCCGTGTCACGCAGGGCAGTTACAGCGTCACCGTCGCGCGGATGAGCGTGCAGGCAGCCGATCCTAATGGCAGCGACATTGTCGATGAGGGCAAACACATCCCTAACATTGACGAGGTCTTGGCTGCGGTGTCTCGCTGCGAGCGCGCTGCCGCAAGCGCCGAAAGCGCGACAACAAGCGCCAACGCCGCTGCGAGCAGCGCAAATACGGCGGCGAAAAAAATCAATAATATGTCGGCATCCGCAAAAAGCGTTGATGCGGGAGCAGAGGCATCGGCCACAGTCACCATAGTTGACGGACACTACAATATCGCATTCGGCGTCCCGCGCGGGCCAACAGGACCGAAGGGGCCGAAGGGCGATCCGGGCAGCATCGACAATCTCGCGGAAAATGTGGCGCTTGAGATCGCCAAGTATAATTTTGGCCAGCCGTACAACCTGCTGGATAACAGCGATTTCGTCCACCCGGTTGCGCAGGCGGGCGTGAACGGGGCGCACGGCGCGACCGGGTATGCTGTGGATCGCTGGATTCGGACGAGCGGCGCGACGGTTTCACAGGCGGCGGATGGGCTGAAAATCGTGTCGGACAAGACGAGCTGGACGGCGGGCATTCAGCAGCGGATCGAGGCGAAACGGTTTGCCGACGTGATGACGTTTGCGGTGCGCGGCGTTTTCCCGGTGGCGTGCCGACTGTTTGTCTACATCGGCAGCGGCACGACGAATTTTGGCACGGCGTATTTTCAGGGCGACGCGGCGGAGCGCACGCTGGTGCTGAAGCTGACAAAGCCGGATGGCCTGACCGGGGACGAAGTGGTGAACGTGTACATTTCGCCGGACACAGGCAGCACCGGCACGGCGGCGGTCGTCCGTTGGGCGGCGCTCTACGAAGGCGAATACACGGCGGAAACCCTGCCGCCGTATGTGCCGAAGGGATACGCGGCGGAACTGGCCGAATGCCTGAGATACTATCGCAAGATCAAGAGCAATAACGAAACGTTTTCCGGGTGCGCCGCGAATGGCATGGCTTACGCTTTTATCCCCTTGCAGACGATGCGGATCGCGCCGACCGTTACGGTCGGCGGGAAGTTTTATTACACGCTGGGCAGCGCGCAGGGAACGACGACCGAGACGGCTACGGCGCATAACGCAAACGCAAACCGCGTCGTCGTCAAGTGCGCAGTATCTGTAACGGGCATCTGCACGGGAGTGATTACGCCGCAGGGCGATATTGACATTTCTGCCGACCTGTAAAGGAGGGATGACATGGACACAGAGAGCTGCAAAGTGCTGGTGCAGACCGACGACGCGGGGCGCGTGACGGCGATCAACAGCAACGCGTTTGTGAGCGGCGACGGTTGGACGGCTATCGACGAGGGCGAGGGCGACCGATACCGGCACGCGCAGAACAACTATTTGATCGAGCCGCTCACGGATGAGCGCGGCGTATACCGCTACAAGCTCGTCGATGGGCTGGTTGCGCAGCGGACACAGGCCGAGATGGACGCGGACTTTGACGCGCGGCCTGCGCCCGAACCGACAGCTGAAGAGAGGGAGCGCACGCTCCTCAAAGCGCAGATTCAGGCGCTCAGCGACCGAAACGATTTTTTGGAAGACTGCGTGGCCGAGATGGCAGGAATTGTGTATGCGTGATCTGGTCATCTGGACGATGCTGAAAATCATGGGGAAAGGGGGTGAAACAATGATGGCGATGTTTTTTGCGCAGCGCGTAATCCTTGGCAAGACCGAGTTTAAGGATGTCCCGGCCAAACTCAAAGCGAAGGTTAAAGAGTTGCTGGTGGACGCGGGTCTGCCGGAGCTGGCGGAAGAGTAACCGACAACGCCCCGCCCGTGTGAGCGGGGCAAACTTTTAAGAAAACAAGTGGATGCGTGTTTTGTTGGTCTCAACAAAACACAAGGATGCTAATTTGAGCTTGAGTTAAACGAGGGAGAGAACGTGATGCGTGATATCATTCTGGCGCTTGACCGTTTCGGCGATCAAGCGCTGCTGCTTGGGCGCGTCGGCGAAAATCGCGCGACGCGGGTACAGATCAACCTGAAAAGCATATTGAGCCAGTATCCGGATGCTATTGCGTCGATCACGGTCAAGTCGCCTGCCGGGGCGGAGTATCCGGCGGCGGTGAAGCAAGAGGGCGGTATCCTGACGTGGGAGATCACGAGAGCGGACATCGGCGATAAAACCGGAAGAGGGCAAGCCCAAATCACAATCCAAGACGCAGATAGCACGGTCATCAAGACTGCGATTGCCTGTACGCGCATCGGTGAGTCTCTTGGCGACGCAACTGCCCCAGCGCCTGATCCGGTTGAAACCTGGGTTGACAAAGCGACTGGCACGCTGGCCGACGTTAAGCGGGCAGGAAACGCCGCGCAGGCAGTTGCGGACGAAGTACAGCGGCGGTTGGATGATGGCGACTTTGTAGGGCCGCAAGGCCTGAAGGGAGACAGAGGCGACACAGGCCCGATTGGCCCGCAAGGGCCGCAAGGCGAAAAAGGGGACAAGGGCGACACAGGCGAGAAGGGAGACACCGGCCCGCAAGGCGAAACAGGCGCAAAAGGCGAACCGGGCAAGGATGCTGTCATCGACGCGACGCTGACCCAGGAGGGCGAGGCGGCGGATGCGAAAGCTACGGGAAAGCGGCTGGCGGAAATCGAGAAGGCTGTTGCTGAGAAGGCCGACAAAGCGCGCCAGAATATCCTGATCGGCATCGAAACGGGCAATCCTGTATCTGTCTCTGACGCTTTTTCCGCGCCGCTGTGCGGGCTGACTGTCTACGGCAGGAGCACGCAGGACGGCACGCCCAGCCCGGATAACCCGGCGCCGATTGTGAGTGCGGGAGACAGTGGGACGGTTACCGTGAAGGCGACAGGGAAAAATCTGTTGTATATCCCAGATGGTAAAAGGACAGTAAGAGGGGTTACTATTACGTCTGAAAACGGGATAATATCCATTTCTGGTACGGCAACCGAAGATGGGTATGTGTACCTTTCCGTTAAACAGATTAGTATACATGGCTTGGCGCTTTTGTCCTCAAACGTTTCTGCCCCGACAGCAAAACTTGTGTCGGAATCTTGGGAGGTGTTATTCGTTCAAAACAGCGCTAATAACACACAGGGAGTAATAACACGCATCTGCTTTGTTGTGAAGAAGGGAACAAACTACAATCTTAATGACATAAATGTGCAGCTCGAACTTGGTTCAACCGCCACCGCCTACTCCCCCTACCACGAGCAGCTCTTTACCCTCCCCACGCCCAACGGCCTGCCCGGCATCCCTGTCACCTCTGGCGGCAACTACACGGACGAAAACGGACAGCAGTGGGTGTGCGACGAGGTGGACTTAGAAAGGAGGGTGAAGGTGCAGAGGGTTGATAAAGCGGCTTTCGACAACACGAAAACGCTTAGATCGGAAGAG